GTCTCTCCTGCATTACCGTGGGCATGAATACCGCTTTCGTCCTAATCTTTATTGCGCTTCAGATCGCAGACATCTGGACGACGCATAAGGCTCTTGAAATGGGTAAGCGAGAGGCTAACCCGCTGCTTAACTATCTTTTCCAGCACCTAGACCCAGTTGGCGTCATGGTGGTGATGAAGGTATTAGCAGCGTGGCTGCTTTGGTATGCGGATATGGTTTTTATTACCGCAGGCGTGTGTGCATTGTACGTCTGGGTCGTTCTTAACAACTGGCAAGTAATTGAGGGCAAGAAATGACGACTGTGCAGGAGCTAGAGGTGACCGTAACGAGCCACATTGACGTTTGCACGGTGCGCTATGAGGCGATCCATGCGCGTCTGAAGCGCCTTGAGAGCCTGCTGATTAAGATTGGCGGCGCAATCATTTTGGTGCTGCTTGGTGCGCTTGGCAGCATGGCCATGTTGTTATTGGATGCTATCAAATGAGCGAGGACATTGAACTGCTCAAGGTGCAGATCAAGGCCGAATTACAGCGCCTTGAAGCCCAGAGCAGCGCCAAGGATGTCGCAGGCAAGGCTATCGGCAAGCATGGTCTTGCCTACATCACCGCCATTGTGGTCATTGGCGTGTTGTCCAGCCTTGCGCTAGAGAGCGACAAGATCGCCGCTGTGATGGGACTGCTTGGTGCCTCGCTGACTGCCCTTATCTCCATGTTGGCGTCTATCGCTGGCACCGTAGAGAAAGAGGACAAGCCCGAGTTTGAGGTGATCAAGGAGCTGATTGCCAAACTAGATCGGCTTGACCGCAAAGAGCAACCGATGCGCGTGGACGTAGAAGGCGATCATGTCACGGTCACCAAAGGTGACGATGTAGTGAGGGCTTCCAAATGATGACGATGGTTAGCACCTTCCTGTCGTTTCTGGCAGGCGGTTTGCCCAAGATTCTGCAAATCTTCCAAGATCGGCAGGACAAGAAGCATGAGCTTGCGTTGGTTGCCGCACAGAAGGAGCGCGAATTAGCCCTCGCTGAACGCGGCTTTATCGCGCAGGCACGGGTTGAGGAAATCAAGTTGGAGCAAATCCAGACGCAGACCGCTGCCGAGGAGCGTCAGGCGCTCTACAGCCATGACGTTGAGATTGGCAAAGGCGCAAGCCAATGGATGATTAACCTACGCGCCTCGGTGCGCCCGGTGGTGACCTACATCTTCGTGCTGGAGTTGGTCGCGCTGAACATCGCAGGCGTCTGGTATGCCTACACCACCGGCATCCCGTTTGCCGTGGCGATGGAAAACGTATTTAGTGACGATGAAATGCTGATTCTGTCCAGCATCATCGCGTTCTGGTTTGGTACGCAGGCCTTTGGCAAAAAGTGAAGGTATCAGACGCGGCTATCCGCATGATCAAATGCCATGAGGGCGTAAGGCTACGCCCTTATCGGTGTCCTGCGCTGCTGTGGACGGTTGGCGTCGGCCATGTGATAGACCCGACCCATATAGCGGTGAAATATGAGGAACGGAAGAACCTACCGATACCCGCAGGCTGGGATCGCCAGCTCTCTATGGGAGAGGTGGACGCTATCCTTGCTCAAGACCTTGGCAGGTTTGAGCGCGGCGTGGCCCGACTTTGCCCTGCTGCTGTTAATCATCAAGGCCAATTTGACGCATTGGTGAGTTTTGCCTTTAACGTCGGACTCGGGAACCTTCAGCGCAGCAGCATACGGATGCGCTACAACCGAGGGGACATAGAGGGCGCTGCTGACGCCTTCCTGATGTGGACAAAGGCGGCAGGTCGCGTATTACCGGGGCTGGTTAAGCGCCGTCAGGATGAACGCGCAATGTTTTTAGCTCATCTTTAATCGTTTTGATTTCTAGCGCCAGCACGGTCGCCTCCACGACTAACCCTGCCTGACGCACCGCTGCCAACGCCTGCTCAACCTTGGCCTGCTGACTGAATTTCCACGGCATCCGCGCCATTTCATCGCGCCACGCCCCCGGTGGGGACTCGTTATCAATCACCAGTAATCCCTCCCGCCCCTAGACGCCCTCCACTCGGGATTAGGGACGCTTGCCCACTCTCGGTTAGCCTCGGCGCTACGTTCGCGCCAGAACCGCCATAAAGCCCTTATAAGCCGTTTCACGGTAGTGCCTCCACGCTGTAGTTGTCAGAGGGGGAGCGCCAATCCTTCGGCACTTCCCCTCTGATCCAGCTCGGGTCAGCCCATAACAACCTGTTGTTAGGGTAGGCAATCCATTGCCCCGAGTCTAAAGCGATAATGTGATGGTCTTTGCTCTGATCGGGTATCTCGCTCCACCCACCATCACACCAAAACACCGTCATCAGGTACGTTCCCGGGCGCTGCACCCCGTCACGGCCTATCGCCTTGACTCGGTGGTTACGCAGGAACGCCACCTCTTTGACCTGACAGTTGCGGCTAAAGCTATCCCACCACACCGCAAGCTGTAACGCCATTTCGGGGCAGGGCTTGCTGCACAGCGCGTGGATCGGGATACGCGCCCATTGTGCGCCTGACTCCAACATGATTTGAAACATGGGGACGCGCATGGGTTCAGCGCGAAAGCCGAACACGGTGCAGAGGGTGAATTCACCTTTGCCCTTCTCATGGTCGTGCAGGAACTCGTTACGCACGTATGCCGTGATGTACGGCGTGTCAGCCCAGAAGTTCATACCTCACCCCTTGCTCGGATCGCGGCGGCAATCTGACCGCCCAAGTGCGGCCCCGCTAACTTCGCACACGCTTCACGTTCGGCGGCAATAACCAAAGCGACGAATGTCATTAGTTGCCGCTCGGAAAATTCCACAAATATAGAGCCATCTTCCTCAACGCCTTCAATGGCATCTGCCTTGAGCATCAATTCAATTATTTTATCGCGGGTCATACCAACCCCTCTTTGTGTAATTGCATGATGGTGCGAGCCATGCCGTCGTAATGCGCTAAACGTAACTCGTCGCGTGACAGCCCACTCTTGTGCGTTCTGCCGTCTATTTCGTCGTGGCAGCTAGAACAGCACCACGCCCCAAGCAGATCGGGCGACTTCAACCCCATGCCCGACACGCCAGCCACGCGGATATGCGCCAGCACCACCGTCTCGCTGTTGAAGTTACAGACGCCCGGTATACGCACCGTGCAGCCACGCCCTCGGGCTTCTTTGCGTAGGGTCATTTTTTATCAGCAATCTCAAACGTCAATTTTTGCGCTTGAACTGCGGCTAACGCTTCCATTGCACGAGCTAAACGCTCTGCGTTCTCAATCGCAGTTTGCATTTCGTTACTAGTCATTTGAGCAATAGCATCGCCATAAGCCTTATTCATTTTGTGAACGGCGTCAGTTGTTTTGCGAGCATTAGCTTCTAACGAAGTTACGTCGTTTTTTACCATGCTACGAAAATTCTCTAACTTCTTTTCGTAGTTTTGCCACAGCGTGTGTGCTTCATCGTAATTTGATTTAAGTGAAGAAATAACGTCCATAAAAGATGCCTCGCTAAAAGTTGCGTATTTGACTAGTAATTCAATTTGGTTAACGTCGTTGCGTTCCCATGCGTACCCTTCTCGCACGGGTTTTTTCTTCATATGCCCAACAACAATGTGTGTGGCCCATCGTTGGATCGGCCCTTTTGCTGCGGCTGCGGTCATCGTAGTTTCCACACCCGCAGCAAGCGCGAATGATTTGTAATGCGGGTAGAGTTAACAAACTTGCCCGTAAACGCCCAATCTTTTGTCTTAAAAATTGACCCTGCCGCTGGGCCAAGGCAATCAGGCCAACCGCGTCGGCTCAATTCTATGCTTACGTCATCCGTTGTAACTTCGCCCTTATTGCGGGCAATTTCTACGGCAATTTCACGCGCCTTGGTAAGCAAAGTTGATGCGTGGTCAGCCGCCACCGCCATGCCACGCTCTTTGCGGCGGGCGCTTTCTTGGCGGTCAAACACAAAATCTGTCTGTGTCATGTTTCGCTCTCGTAAGGTTGTGGAATCACAATGCCAAACTCGGCACATTTGGTGTCTATAAACGTCAGGTAGTCGCTGAATTCTTGTTTGTTCAGCGCCGATGATCGTTTGAGCGGTCGCATACGCTTGCGCCCAAAGCCCTCTAGCACCTCCCAGCCAAAACACTCGCCTAACAGCCACTCATGCACATCGTCCCGCGTAAAGCCGCCTAGCGCCTCGCCGCCGCCCTCCATGATGGCGGGATACACCACGCCCCACAGGTAAGCGTTTTGCTGGTTTGTGCGTGGCTTCTTCCATTGCTCTACGGTCACCGCTAACGGCTTATTAGGCAGCCCACTAACCATCCGCAGCACCGCATGAGTTATCTGCTCTGGCGGCGTGTTGGCAGGGAAAATGCGTTTCATGTGTACGCCTTCCACTCCTCGGCGTATTCCACATCCTGATAGCCGGGGAACCACGGCCCGCCACGGGTCATGTGGACGCACACCGGATCGGGTTCGTCAGCCTTGGTGTGCCAGCCCTCAAGGTAGTTAAAGGTCACCGGCAGCTCGCCGATGTATTCATCCGCGCACCATTGGAATTGGTGCAGGTATTTGCCTGTTTCGCTGTTGACGATTTCGGGCGTCAAGCGTTTAGTCTCGGGATGGCTACAATTTAAGAGCATAAAACTGCTCCAATTTTTGCGTGGGTACTGATGTTGCGTTTTGCCATCCATTTTCAGCGTTTCGGTAGGCCGATAATCGTGGTGTACCGCAAGCACCGCTTTGCTTTCGTCAACGTAGCTCCATACTTGCGTCAAGTCATGCCGTACCAAGAAGTCGCAGTCCAGAAACACCGCCCAACCTTGGTACTCACACAAATACGGGACGAGAAAGCGCGTAAAACTAAACTGCGTTGACGAGAGCGGATCGTCAGGACGCCAGTACAGTCCAACTGCACGCATATACGCTTGGTTAATAGGTTGGATATACACCGGGTTGCGGGCATGGCGCTCAATAGAGCGCCGCGCCACGCGATAGGCAATATCCTCCCGGCTGTCGTAGCCGATAAACACCGGCAGTTCAGAAAGGTGTGTCAAGGTCATCCCAATTCGCCTCTGTAACTTGCGGCTTTTTGGTCGGCTGGCGCTGCGGCTCGCCAGAACGCGAGAGTTTGCCCTCGCCCTTTGCCTCAAATTTGAGCGACAAATAAGCGTCACCTGTCTTTTGGCTCACCTTCTTCCACCCCGACACGTTGAAATCCACGTTGTTAATCACGCACGATCCACGGAAGTCAGGTCGCTTAACATTCTCGCCCTTGTCGTTTTTGAATAAAACTCCACGCATATTCGGGTCAAACTTATCCACGGTTCTGCTCCTTGGCTATTTGAATGTACTTCTTGATTGCTGACCGTTCCTTTGCCGTCAGCACATCTGCCACGGCGATATATAGGTCATGGTCAGGGTTCAGCTCCTCATGCACCGCCAGCACGGCAAGGGCTATATCTTTCTCCTCGGCGTCTAAGTCAAACGCGCCACGGAACTGCTGCACAAACTGGTCGCGCTTGGTCTGGTCAAACTTCTTGCCAAGATCGCCACGCGGGTCGTTGGTAAACGCTCGGCCTTGTGCCGCCTCCGCGTCATCGTCAATCTGCGCCAGTCCGACGATGGCGGCGAGGGCATAACGACGAGCGTAGGTAATGCCGCTGCCCTGCCCCTGTGGGCTGTTGTCCTTGGTCAGCACCGGCATCTGCCCTGCGATCCACTCACCGCTGCTATGAGCAAGCGTGGTGACAAGCATCAAGCCCTGCTCGGTCATCTGCGTGGTCTGAATCACCGACAAACCGTTTGCAGCAAGCTGCTTGCGGCAGGCATCCCAACACGATGCCAGATCGGCGTACTTGGACTTAAAGAACGGGTTGCTACTGTCTTTCAGCGCACCCGTGATGTCGGCTTGCGCCTTGGATAGCGCGGCGGCCAATGCGCCGATGGTTTCACTCTGCATCTTCTTCTCCTTTCAGTTCATCCAATGCCCGGTTACAGGCGTCAATGCGTTGTTGTTCTTCCAGTTGCTGCATCAGCTCGTCTTGGTGATGCCACCAAGTCATGTCGTCATTCCAAATGTCATCGTGCATGGCTGGCTCGCTCCTCGGCTGCTGTGCAACCGCCGTCACCACACGGGTCGCAGGCGGCAGCAATCAGAAACAGGATGGCGATGGCGATAAATTGCGGCCAAGGAGATTTCATTCCCAACCCCCGTTACGCAGCGCATCAAGGCTCGCAATCTCGTTAAGCGCGAATTCCTCGCCCTCGGTCAGATCGCAAAGGTCTAACTTGATGTCGTGGTTGAGTGCGGTGGCGTACTTGTCGTTATCCAAGTAAATGCCAATGATCGTGGCCTTTTCCACGAACACGGAGTTATCTATGTCCTGCGAATACTCAACGTCAACTTGGAACTTGTTGCCGAGGGCGTAGAAATCGCCGAGGGCTGAATACTTGCCATGCATATCTGTTGCTCCTGTTGTGTTTGTCAACGGTTATAGTTTAGTCGTCTAAACGGCCAAGTCAACAACTTTTTGCGCCTGATCGCGGCGGCGCTGTTCGTACTGCATCAGCAATCGGCCAGCCGCCAGCAATTCAGCCTGCGAGCAATTTGGGTTCATTCGCAGGATTATCTGAATCAAACGCTCTACGGCGTAGGCGAAGTCAGCTTCCATGTTCATACGCCACCTCGCACCAATTTCATAAGGCGCTGAAACTCGGGAATCGTGAATTCGCGCAGTTGCCGGGGGCTGATGTATTCAGCCGGGCGGTTAAGGTTCTCAAGGTGGTACAAATGCCAGAGCTGGTGGCTGTGGCTGTAATGCATATACATGGCCGATTGTGAGGCCAGCATTTTGGCTTGTTGAGCTTTCATATATTCCTCTTTGTGGGGAAGGGGCGGCTTACGCCGCCACCTCCTTATGAAACGCTTTACGCACACATGACTCGGCTCCAACAATCGTCGCAAAGTATTGCGGAACGCCTACTCTTTCGTGTGTTTTTACTTTTGTAAATATTACCCGGTAACTTTTATCGTAATCGGGATGCTTAATTTTTACTAAATCAATATGAGCCACAACTTCGTTACGCGGGCTTGATATTGTTCTGATGTTTTTCATAAGTGTTCCTTTCTGTGGGTTGTATCTATCAACGAGGCCAGTTTAGCACACTAAACAATCCTGTCAACACCCTAGGCAAAAAAAGTTTAGGCGGATAGACTGCACAGCATGGACATTCAAAAGCTCATCAAACGATACGGTAGCCAGCAAGCCGTTGCTGCGGCCCTCGGCGTTACTAAAGGCGCTGTAAGCCAATGGGTCAAGGCTGGGGCGATTCCTGCGGCTAGGCTGTGGCAGATCAAAGCCGGGGCTGTAAAGCCGCCAAAAGGACGTTAATGGACGCTAAAACGAAAAGCCCCCGAGGAGGGGGCTTGACGCGGCAGGGGGGCTGCCTTACGCTTAATTTGCGAGTTGAGCGTGATGGAAGTCTGAAGGACTGTTCTAGTCCTGTCAACCACCCCACCACGCCTAACCACTCGGGCATCTTGGTCGGGGAAACTACGCGCAAGATGACCTTAAACCCACACCGGGGCAGCCAGCCTGTGGGTGCGCGGCGTATCGTCGGGA